CAATTACTTCCAAAGGAGTCTGTGGTGCGGTCGTCCCAATCCCCACATTCCCATTATCCAATACTGTAAACTTCTCTGCATCTGCAGAATCTGCCACAGAGAAAGCTTTTCCAGTTCCTGTGCCACTTCCTTTTATTGAAAGTTTTGCTGATGGAGAGACTGTCCCAATCCCAACATTCCCACCACCTCTGGCAAGAAGAACATTGTCAGTAACATAATGATTGATTGATGCTGATTTTCCTGCTGAATCCATAATTAACCAACCATCAGAAGCCCCTGCTTTAATACTAGGAGAACCTGATACTCTGTCTATTAAAAGTGCATTACCTGATGCTGGTGTTATGTGAAGTTTTGCTGATGGAGAGGCTGTCCCAATCCCGACGTTGCCATTAGTACAGTTCACATTGAAATATGAACCTATTTGAAAGGCTAGACCTGAACACACACCTGATGAGTAGATAGGGGAAACTATTGCACCTGATGTTGTTGTGCCTGATACTGTGAGGTTGCCGAGGATGTTTATATTCTGGTCTACACCATTAACTTTAGCTGGGGTTATTACACCAGCAGTTGTTGAAGTTGCAAGCCAAGGCACAGCTGTTATTGCGTGTGCTTGGAATGGGAAGAGTGCTATTGCGAGTAATATAATAAGTAGTTTGTTCATGTTAAATTGAAAATATGCTAAATGTCGGTGCTACGTCTAAGGTAGCAACGTTTCCTGATAATGTGAATCCGTCACCATTTATAATCGTGCGGCCTTGGTCTACTATGATAACTGTTGGAGCATTTGTGAATGTGAATGTTTGATTCATGCCGTCTATTGTACCTGTTGGTATTTGAGCATTAGCAGATATACCGGAAATAACCCATGTTCCTGATGAGTCTTTTGTGACTGAAATATTTGCCCCTGCCCTTATTGGTGTTTCAATAAACCCGCCACGCTCAACTATAATCCTTTCCATTGTCTTAGGAAGATTTTTAATAAGACTAGCATCAAGCTTATCCACTTTTAAATCTTCTTCCAACTTACGTCTGATTTGTTTAGGTGTATCAGAAGAACCATCTTTACCATCACTACCGTCTTTACCGTCTGAACCGTCTCTACCATCACGACCATCTCTACCATCCTGCCCATCTTGACCCTCCTGTCCGTCTTTCCCATCTTTACCATTAATTCCATTATCCCCCTTATCACCTTTATCACCATTTAAACCTGATTCCCCTTTTCTAACATAACCCTCAATCATATACCCTTTATCAGAAAGGTTTTTTATGATTTCCTCTTTATTAAGATTATCTGGTGATTCGTCTATAATCTTCTTTATTTCACTTTTTGTTAAAAACTTTACAGGCATTATAGTCCTAGGTTATTTAAGTAATCTTGTTCTGGTGATAATGCATTAGGCACATTTAATGCACCTCCGACTTGTGTTGGTATATTTCTACCCTGTGTAGCAATTCCTGTTTTTAATACATCCAATCCTCCTGACAATCCCCCACCCACAGCAGGACCAACACTTGCACCAATCGCTGTACCGAACCAAGGGTTTATCATTGAACCAAGATATGCACCCATCGCACCTGACGCTATCTTTCCAAAGAATCCTATATTGTTTTTATTCTTTGTAATATCAAGTATCTTCTTTGCGTTGATTCCGCTAGCATAGTTCTGGTTGAAAGCTCTGATGTCTTTGTTGTTTATTTTAATACCTGCATTTTTCAAAGCTTCTGAAAGACTGTTGTATGCAATTTGTCCAACCTGTTCATTAACAGGGTCAAGCACAAGGTTACCTTGTTTATCGTAGGACTTTTTGAAAGAAGAACGCTTAAAGTTATTTAATCTATCTACTGGTATTTCATTTGGGAACAGTTCGATTCGTGCTTTTGTTTTATCAATCTTTCTCTGTATCTGTAATAGATTAACATCATCAGCAAATAAGTCAGACGCTTTTAATTCATCTAGACCTTGGACAAGAGATTGTTTTGGAACAGTTACATCTTTACCAGCCTTTTGAAGAGTTCTTTCTATTTGTGCCTCATATCCGTCTAATATGTTCTGAGTTTTTTGAGCTCTACTTGTAGCGGTTCCCACTACCTTGTTTTCAGATAACCATTGAGAAGCATTGTTTACGCTTTCGCCCATTTTACTTGCTTGTGTTGGACTAAGTTTGAATGTACTTTTTTGAACGATATTTCTAAGAGCTGGGGATACTTTGTTTAATGCACTTACTTCATTAAGCACATTAGCTTTGCCTAAAAGACCTGTTGCTCCACTTATGATACCGAGCAAATCAGCACCGAATCCAAAAGGGTCGTTTGTAGCGGTTAGTTGTGCTTTTTCTAGTGTTCCGTATCGTTGTTTATAAAAGTCAACAACTGAATCAAAAGACTGTTCCCTTCCCTGTTGTCCTGGTATCAATTTTTGAACCGCACCAAGTCCTATTGAACCTATGCTTTTTACTGTATCTATTGGATTTGCCATCGCACCAACCAAACCCTTTCCAACATTATAAAGAGAACTTGGAACATTACCTAGAGACTTTAAACCAGCCTGTGCTGGATTCTCTTGTCCTGTTGCAGGAAATGTTGGAGCATTTTGTTGCTGTGATATTTGTGCATCACTTGGACCCTGAGGAACATTACCTTGCTCAAAAGAAACTATCTGTTCTACAGATAACCCTTTACTATAAAGCTCGTTGAATTGTTCCTGTGTTAATGCCATATTATTTTGCTATCATCTGCTGATAAAGTGCATACGCTTGTGCTTGGTCCATTCCTTGATTTTGGTTTGTTGGGGTTACTTGTATCTGTTGTGAGGTTGAAGAAGTATCTCTTATCACATAAGAACTTGGAATACCAAAGGCTGCAGCTCTTTCTGAATATGTCTTATTTGTTGATTCTTGTTGTTGTTTTGCTGAATTAAATAGTGCTGTAGACCTATTAACAAAGTCATCTCTTTGTGTTTGAGATAATCTTTCTCCTGTCCTTACACTATTATATTTAGCTCTAACTATATCTGATATACTTCCAGAGTTTTGTGCTGTAGCAAATTCCCCTTCTCTAACAGTTGAACCTGGGTCAAGAACTTTCATGTAGTTGAATATCAAAGCTAGGTCTCCCGCTGCTGATGGGTTTTTTGCCGATGCAATTACTCTATTGTAAGCATCTCTTTGTGCAAAGTAGCCTCCAGATGCTTTTTCAAAATCATCTGAAAGTTTGAAAGCTGCTTGCTGTTGTGCTGGGCTTAAATCACCTGTTATTGAAGCCTTGCCAACTCCAGATGTTTTCCAAATAACTTTACCTGTATTCTTATCAATACCGCTAACATTACCCGCTGAGTCAGTTTCTGTGATGATAGATAGTTCAGGACTTTTAGATGAATCTTTTGCTTTTCTTATAACCTCAGCAGAAACACCTGTTGCATTAGCATATTTATTTATATCTGCTTCTGTAAATGCTCCAATAGCACCCGAGTCCATAAATAGTTTAAGTTTAGACAGTTCTTGCTGTTGTGCGTTCTCATTAGCATTTTGAGAAAATTCTACGATACCAAAAGCACGATTAACGATTTTATCTTGGTCTGAAATTGATTGATTAGTTAATTCTAACTGATTCAGGAAACCTTCAAGAACGGTCTTTTGTTTCTCCTGTACTTGTTCTAGTCTTCGTGAAGCGAGAGCTTTAGGAAGGTTAGGGTTATTTTTAATATCATCTAATATAGGAGAATAAGCTTGATTAAGAGCTTGTATATTTTTAATAACATCTAAACGAGATGTTTGTAATTCTGCAAGGTTAGTATTTTGTGCTTTGAACTCATCAAGAGCTTGACGAACTCCGAACGGGTCTCCAGAAGCTTCTGCAAAAGCAGACTGTTCTGGTGTGTCTACAATAGGATTTTGTGGTGTTGGAGATTGTGAATCTATAAGCTGTCGAGATAAAGCGAAAGCTTGGTCTATGTTTTGATTAAGTGAGGCAACATCACTAGAAGTCAAAGCCTCTGGTGTGTTGATTAGTTTATTTAAAAGCCCTTTTGTTGCCTCAAGGTTACCTACATTTATTGAACCACTTGGAACATTAACACCTAACTGTGCCTGGGGTTGTATTCCTGAAACATTAGGAAGTACAGGTGCTTGTGCCTGACTACCTGTTTGTTGTGAAATTGTTCGTATACCATTAGCTTGGTCTTGTTTTTTTGTTGCTTTATCTTGTGATGGTACTGCTGTTGTGCCAATAGGATTAAATACACCAGAGCCACCCATACTAAATGGTGTTATTCCTGATGCACCAGTTGCTGGTGTTGAAGATATTGATAGTCCCCCACCACCAAATCCACTTAAACCAGAGAAAGCTGTTTTTGGTGTAACTAACTGGTCGGCTCCAAATTCACTAGATATTTTATATTGCTGACCGACATCTCTATTACTAACTCTTCCGTATTGGTCTGTTGCCCCTTTAATTGTAGTAGAAGGTCTGGAAACTGTATTTAAGTAATCTAGTGATGTTTGATTTTTACTTTGAGTATATTCAGGAGTTGGTGTGAAGTACTGAGGAACAGTAGATTGATATGTTTGATTTTGTGCTGGTTGTGGAATTGTTGATTGATACTGAGGTGCTGGTGCGATTGATTGAAATTGAGTCTGACTTGATGTCGGTGCAGGTGCAGGTGCAGGTACTTGAGATTGGTAAACACTTGCGGCATTCGAAGAACCTCCACTAAAAGCATTTGATAATGTAGAACCAACATTATTAACAGTGTTATAAACACCAGAAACTGCTTTCTTTCCTAAATCCATTATTGACGAGCCTAAGTTTGAGAAGAAGTTCATATTTTGTAAATATATTATATCGTAAATTTCGTGTTAAGTCTACAAAACTGCTACCTGTAATGTAGAACCTGTTAAGCCAGCTGTACCTGCCACACCATCATTAGCTGGACCTGCTCCGTTATATCCAACACCCCCTCCTGCACCACCTGTACTAGCAGAACCTCCGAGTGATTGTAGTGTTCCAGACCCACCATAAGTACCATAAACAAGAATTGCAACACCGCCAGCCCCGCCTGCTCCTCCACCTCCTCCACCTCCGCACGATATATTACCAAATGAAGGGCTACCAAAACATCCACCATTACCACCGTTGCCACCATTACCACCGTTGCACTCTATTGCCCCGTTATTAACAATCTTTGCAGCAAAAATGACAATGAATCCTCCTGTGGCTCCTGAACCACCACCTCCACCACCACCTCCTCCTTCGAGTGTTGTATTGTTTGCAGAACCAGCTCCACCACCACCTCCAGAACCAGATGATGCTGAGTTTGTTAAGGATGTTATGCTTGGTTGAGTATCTAGTAAATAATACGCTGCCTGAGGAGAACGGGGTTCGTTAAATACTGTTCCTGTTTTTGAGCCCCCATTTCCTCCTGTACCGCCAGCATTTGTTGTTGCACCCACAGTTCCTCCTGCACCACCACCACCTCCACCAGAACCTGCTGAACCTAAAGACTTTGCAGAATCCGAACCAGCGGTTGCACTTGAACCATTTGAACTACCTCCGTCTCCACCTGTTCCTCCTGTTCCTCCAACCTTTCCTATAAGTCCAGGTGGTAGTGAACCCGAACTCTGTGATATTGCACCCGCAGTTCCTCCTGTACCGCCAGCATTTGTTGTTGCATCGCCTTCAGCCCCTGTTCCTCCTGTACCTCCGTTGCCTCCGTTTGAAGAAATCGTACCATTGTTAGTTACAAGGTTTTTTACAAAAATACGATAACCGCTTGGACTTAATGTAAATCCACTACCAACAATTAAGTTCTCGTAAAACATATCCCTTGAAAGAGAAGTGTTGCTTGATATTGTTACATTACCATCAGAACCATCTCCGTAAATGTTTGCACGAGTTGCATTTCTTAAAGCAGAAGAAGATATACCTGCTAGGTTGCGAGGGTTTAATCCTGATAGCTGATTCTCTAAATCAAGTAACTTTTGTTTGATTATTGCCATCTCATCCTGTCCTGTTGAAAATATATCTTCTGCCATATTATTTTGGTGATGGTAAATCGTCTTCGGTTATCTTCATAAGTACCGCAGTAAGTTTTGGAGAAGAAGAACCGTTAGATGTTATTTGGAATTTACACTTAAATACTTTTTTTCGTGCGTGTCCTGTTACTTTGTAATCACCCACTACTGCTGAAGTTGTGTTAAGTGATGTACCGTCTTCTCTGAAGTATTCTGTATATGAACCATAATCAGAAGCGATAGAAAAGTTTATGTCAGTTGAAGCTGGCATTGGCTGAACACATACATATGCTCTTGTTAATGATTTGTTTGTTGAAGGGTCATCATTATCTATAATTACAGATTCATATATTGCATTTGAACTGCGGGTAGGGGAGTTAAGTGTTTTACAGGTAGTTCCGGTATTTGTCCCATTATCAGAATAGATACCATAAAAGTTAGGACCTAATGTGAATAGGGAAATAGGAGTATGTAATGAGTAATCACTTGTGTGATAGCGTTTTGAAAGTATATATGCGATTGGTTTATCGTTATCTAATTGACCGATAGCATAAACACCCGACTTGTCTGTTTTCCATAATCCGAAGTATAGGATTGTGTCTTTAACCGCTACTGTTTTAGAAGATGAGATTGCTTGTGTTGTTGTTTCGGTTGCAACATTATCTATAACAATACCTGGTAATTCTATTGGAACAGCACCTTGAAAAGCACCAGAGAGTTGATACATTCTCCCTGTTCCGTTTATTGCAGTAAAAAACTTAATAGTTTCTTTATGGTTTATAATCCATTGAGGTCCACCAGAAGGAATATCAAAAGAGTCATCAAACTGAGTTGGTGATGTTAAGTCCCACCAAAAGCCTTTGCAGAAGTTTACATTTATATTTATATTACGAGCTAGGATTATTCCTGAACTAGCGGCGATACCAATATCAACGGAAGTCCATTCGTTAGGCATTTCAAAAGCATCTTCTGTGAAAACACCATCTTTATCCACCTTTGAAATATATTTACCATTAGTTATCAAAAGCTCTCCGAAAACTATCCTCAAAGAGATTTTATCATTTGTACCATCTAACTGAGTTAATGTTCCTACGGTAGCATCTGCATCTCCTGTTATGTCGTATCTCCTAAGCAATACAGTCGTACCTGATGTTTTTGTACAGTAATAAAGGTAGTTTGTGTTAGATTCTGTTGTTTTAAAGAACTGAACAGGGGATACGGAATAGGCTAGGTTTGTTGCATCTGCAGATGTAAAAAGAGTTGATAGGGTAGACGGGTTAGTAGCTGAACCTGTAGCTGCAGATAGTATTCTAACTTTATCCCCAGCAGTCTCTTTTCCATAAGCATAAACAGTATCATCTGTTCCTGATGTGTAATCATATATTTCGGTTGTAGCTGGTAGAGCGTAGTTAGAAAATATCTGTTCAGCACGAACCCAGTCAGCGTTACTAAAAATATCTATTTCTTCCACATTAGAGGCAACTCCAATAGTCTTGGATTTATCATCTCTTGTATTTCCTCCGTAGAACTTATTTATTATCTTTAGTTTTTCTTTTGCCATAATATTTTATACTCCCATCATTGATAGTGTTCCACCTTTAACAAGTGAAGGGAATGGATATTGCAGTCCCATACCTCCATTGTAGAGTTCAGTAACTTCTCCTGAAGTAAGCTCTCTTGACCACACTCCAACCTCATCTAACATACCGTCTAGGTCAAATGTAGACCCGTCTCTGTTACCTACTTGGAAGTTTTTTGTACTTTGAATTGATGATGAAAGAGAATCTGAAGATGTACTTTTAGAAACAGGTGAGCCATTTATGTATAGTGTGAACCCTGCAACATTCGAGGCAGTAGATTTTGTTAATACAATATGAACCCAAGTGTCTACACTATAAACAGGACTGCTACTGTCGAAAGATAGTACATTTGAACTCCCCGACCAGTCTATTCTTAGTTTTCCTGTATCTAATGTATACATTGAATATCCTGCAAAGTTAGGAGAACCTGTACCATTTTGATGTGTGACAATCATTCCATTCTGAGAAAGAGAGTTTTTCTTCATCCACACAGAAAATGAACAAGCGTCAGTTCTTTCAAAATTGAAGTTGTTGTATGCTACAGCCAATCTATCTGCTGATGAAGTAAAAACACCTCCATTACTTATTTTTCCTGTAGTATATGTAACGTTAGAATTGGTAATAGTATTACCATTACCAGTGGCGTCACTCGCATTTCCACTGCTTTCGTCTAGTTTCCAGTATGCGACTATGTTATCTGTTAGTGCCATAGTTATATATTCTTAACTGCCAACATTGTTATTATTACTGATGCAACAGAAGCTGATGATGTTGCTGTCCAGTTATTATTTACGGTTGCCTGATTATGTCCTGCTGATTCGTTTAACATAAAGCCTCGTGTTTCACCTGCTGGTACATAGATATTAAATCGTGTTGTACCTGCTGTAGCGTCTTTAAAGGATACATTTGTTGCTGTTGCTGATGAGTTTACGACTATTACTCCATAAACATCCAAAAAAGTAGAAGCGACTGCTGTTAGTACAGTTGTTTCTGATGTAGACGATGTGATTGTGGTTATTTGTGCAACCTTTAAATCACGAATAGAACCTACTACAACTTGTTTTCCTATTTTGTCAAATACAGCATTAACCCTGTCGGCATCTGCTACGGCTGTCGGATTTGTAGTACGAGCTTGACCTCCAACTTTTACAGGATTACCTGAATCTGCCGCATCACTTGCAACATCACCCGCTGTAGTTGATTCAACAACAATGGGTGTGCTGTTTGCACCTGTGTTTGCTAGGGTTACATTTAAAGGTGCGTCACTTGATACATCTGTTGCTGAACCATCTGCACCTTGTGATATTTTTACACGAGGGTAAAGTACGCCAGATATTTCGTCTGCCGCTCCTACTGACCCTGAACCTGCTGTGAAATTAAAGTTATCAGCCATGTTAATTTTTATTTATTGTTGAATAATTTGTTGTATTTTTTGTTGTTGTATTATAAACAGTTTGTGTATTACCTGGCTGCGTGAACCAAAACAACCATCCGAAGAATACCCCACCAGCACCAGTAACTCTTTTTGATACTGAATTGAATGTTGTCGTATTCTTTGCTGTGGTGTTGTATGTTGTCATTATAGGTAGTTTCTAGTGCTTAACGCTGGTCTGAATTGTGTACGGGAGTTTCTGTTTTTGTCGCCATAAAACTGTCGCATTTCTGTTCTTAGTTGCTCATATTCTTGACGAATCCTGTCGGTCTTATCAGTAGTCCCATTTATCAAAAGCCAGTCATAAGACATACCGAGGGATACTATTCTATGGAATGGTTCTGCGAATCCAGGCTCTTGTGTTGTGTCATCATAAGTAAAGCCGTCTATTTCTCGTGAAAAGTACATCTTACCTCCATTTGTTAGAGTTACATCTGTTGATGCCGGAGCTGGATGTAGAAAGGCTGAATCACCTCTCAAATCATACCTTCTTGGAATACTAGGAGTATCCTCAAAGTCTGTAATAGTGGTTTTCATATCGTCTATGTCCACCTCTGATAGTTTTGTCCAGTTTCCTGCGGTATCCCTAACTTCAATAGCCCATAATTTTAAAAGGTTTGTTGGTAGTGAATAATCTTTTTGAGAATCAACAAGTGTGAAAGTGTATTCTGGTAGCGTTGTATGATTAGAATCATCAAACTGAACACGACCTGAAACTTTAAGTATGTCAATAACCGCCTTATAATAATGACGGTTAGCGTTCCTAGCTTTGTCTGCTAATGGATATGATGTTGAGTCTGTTCCACAAATATAATCTGTGTCCTCAACTAGACCTTGTTTTCCTGATGTATCACTAAATACCAATATATATTATGGAAGCTCATGGCTCTCTATTGAGATAATTTTATCACTTATATTACAATTAGTCAAAGAGAATGTATTTATCATTTTACATTTACACTTGACCTCTATTGTTCCAGATACCTTGCCAACAGATATAAACTGTTTCTTTCCGCAAGCAAAACATCTGAATGATTTTCTTATATCTTGTTGAACCATTTTATAAGTGTTGATGGAATACTTTTAAATAAACGAGCATTAGGTACTACACAATGCCCACCTATTTTACCCTCCACATATTTCAAATAAGGTCTCATAACTTCATCACGCTTTAATTTCCTGTAGCCCTCATTATAGGTCTTGTTTGCATCTGTATAGACAAGGTCAAAATCAGCATCATTCTCATCACACCACTTTTTCATATATTTGTTGAGTAAAATCATAACCCCGTACTGTGTTGTATCCCACAATTTAAGAGCTTCTGTTGTACGGGCGAATTGAGTAACAACTGTTTTTATACCATGAGCTTCAAATAGCTTAGATGCTTTTCTTGCTCCTTTACCACCGAAATACTTTGTAAATGTTTTGATTCCTTTATCTATATTAGGGTGAACTCCACGAACAGGAGAATGAACTACACCAAGTGAATCACAAGTTCCAACTGGAACAGTAGAATGTACGATAGTTAATTTTGTATCCCAAAGGTCCTCATACATCTCAACATCTTGAATGAATGTGTCTGAATAGGGAAAACAGATGTGCATTACATCGTAACTGTACTCTACTCTGTCAGAAGTCTCACCATGTACATCATAGTAGTCTCCTTTTATTACTTTATGTAATCCCCGACCTATTTCTCCAAAACCTACAATTATTTGTTTCATATTTTTATATAGTTACCTTTCTTTGAATAATAAAGTGCTTTAGGTGATTTACATTTACCACCAAACATAGGGAAGCTCGATAAAGGTTTAAAGAAAGGTCTAGTATCTTCTCCTTTGATTTTATTTAAACTATCAAAGACCCAAACAACATCTCTTTCTGGCATTGTTTCCCCGTACTTTTTAATATAAAGAGATTCCATCTTTCTTCTTCTTTTAATCTCCTTATCTACACGAGCCAAAGATTTAATCGCTAGTTTTGCTTGCGATTCTGGCATCCTGTAGTTATATCCTATATGTGAATGAAAATAGTTATGCTTTTTATTGAAACACATATTCTTATAGTAATTCATTAGCTCAGAATACTTTTTACTGTTTGTTGTACATACACCGCCCTCCTCAGCGTTTATTATTTTGTTTTGGTATAAGGAGAAACAAGTTATATCAGCTTTTGAATTAAATACAGCACCATGAGCTTCAGAAGCATCTTCTATAACCTTGAGTTTATATTTGCTGGCAATCCTCATAATTTCTTTCATATTACAAAGCCTTCCATAAATATGAACAGCCATAATGGCTTTTGTTTTCCCTGTTATCTTTTTCTCTAACAAAGATACATCCATGTTTAAAGTGTCATCACAATCTACAAAAACAGGTTTAGCTCCTGTATATGCTATAGCGAATCCACACGCAGCCATTGTAAAGTCTGGAACAATTACCTCATCACCTTTTTTAATATCAAGAGCAAGTAAAGCTAAATGAAGTGCTGAAGTTCCAGTGTTACAACTAACAGCATATTTATGCTGTACATACTGAGAGAACTTTGATTCAAACTCTTTATATTTTGTAGCACCAGCCATTTTTTTCATAGTCTTTAATTGTTTTTATTAAACCGTTTTCAAGTTTCATCGATGGTCTTGCTTTGATTGTTTTATAAAGCTTTGTGTTATCTGATTGAAGATGCCATATTTCCCATGGTCTCATTCGTTTTTTATCAGGAACAACTTTAATATCTTTCCCCATCAATTTACCTATTATACTCGCTAGGTCATACATCAATATAGTAGACTCGGAACCCATATTATATACATCTCCGAACTGTCCTTTCTCTAATAGCTCTGTTGCCATCTTTACTGCATCATTGGCATACTGAAAATCTCTTGATGAATTATTACCAAGATATATCTTTCCTTTTTTACCTTTTATATTCGAAATCTGTTCTATGATTACAGGGATAACATATTCATGTGTTTCATTTTCTCCGTAACAGTTAAATTGGCGAAGTGCGATAGCTGGTGTTTTTGCTTCTTTCCACCTTGCTTGTATAAGCGTATCTATAGCAAGCTTTGATGCTCCATAAGTTGAATGAGGGTTAGCGACATCTGTTTCTTTAATCATTCCATCTACTTTCCCGTATATTTCAGCAGACGAAACTTGTAGGATACCTTTCACTCCTGCTTCTTGTGCTGCGTTAAGGACCATTAAAGCTCCTCTAGCGTTTATATCAAATACATGAAGTGGTCTTTCAAATGAAACAGGTATATAAGGCTCAGCTGCGTAATTAAACACATACTGAATCTTGTTGTCTGTAAAAATCCTTCTTAGTGTGGACTCTGACTGTGTGATGTCGTGGTATGTAAACTTTGCTTTGTCGTGTACGAAAGACTTTTGTCCTGATATTAGATTGTCAATAACAACCACATTACATTTTCGGTCTTCTATTAGATGTTTAACAAGATGACTTCCTAGAAATCCTGCCCCTCCAATAACTGCGACATTACTTTTATATATTTTTCTTTTAGGTTCTCCCATGAATTATATTGGTTAAATAATTGACCCTGTTGTGAGTATGCTCTTATATCTCTATTGTACCACTCATCAATCTTCTTGGCTATATCTGTTGGTTTATAAATAGCAGAATCAAACGAAACAGCTAGTCTTTCTTTCTTGTACGAATCAACTTTTATTAAAGGTTCTTTCGGTAGCCATGTATTTATGGGATAACGGTCTCCAGCCATAACAAGCATTCCACTGGCAAAAGCTTCCTGCAAGGGAAGTGATAAACCATTAAACTTCTCGGGAAAAATAAATACATCACCCTCATCCCATATATCATTAAAAGTACCTATACGATATTCAATCCTATTGTCTTTAATCTCTTTTATTGGAACTTGGCTTCTTATGATTAGTTTAATAGGGCTTTTAACATACTTCATAGACTCTAGTAACTCCTTTGTCCCGTTTCTACCACCAAGACCACCATTACCCGCATTATGAACAAAGGTTATAGCCTTTTCTCTTAGTTTCCATTTAACATCAACAGGAACATTCAACCTCTCCCCTACCCTATCGTAGTAGTCATAATCTAGCTCGGATGGGCTTAAAATAAGGTCAGGGGAGTAGGGGAGGGGAGAGCGAGTACATTCATACATTGGCATGAGTATTGTCTTTATTCCTTTCTCTCTGGCTCTAACAATAAGCTTCCAGTTAAACACTTCTTCGAAGAAGAACAGTACATCACATTCCAATAGACTATCAATGTTTATTAACCTGTCAGGATACCATTCATAATGATTGGTCCTAGAACTATGAGGGTGAACATACACATCAGTTATGATTCCATTGTCATAAAAAGACTTAGCTAGATAACCAAGACCTTGCTCTGTAGCTAATACGATTGAGCCAACTTTAAATGATTTCAAATGGTTCCGGGTCTTCATACTCTAGAATTATTACTTTCTTTGATACTCTCTCAAGTTCTTTCTGCATTAAGTTCCATTCTGCTTCTCCTAGATTATCCATAACCATCTTTTTAATAGATACACAAAAAGACCAATCAAACTCCTCGTCTTTAAATGGTAGTTCTTTTAAATTACCGACAATAAAGTTTTTATCAGGATATGATGATTTTGCCTTAGCAATAAAATCGGGGCTGAAATCTATTCCAGTATAATCTTCAAATAGTTCACTCCAACGACCATACCCACACCCAGCATCTAAAACTTTACCGGAGCAATTATTTAATAATATCTCTTTATGTGTTTTGTTTATCAAATCCCAATGGTCTTGCTTTGTAACATATACAGAATAATGTTCTCTACTTTTACTAGCCTCATCAATCCTCTTTTTCCAAAAATCTAATCTATCTATTGGTTTTGACATATATTTAATAGTTCTTTAACCCTGTCTTTATAAGTGAACTTACTATTACATAAATTATAACCCTTTCTCCTCATAACTTCTAACTCACTAGGATTATCTAAGTAATACTGAATCTTTTGATGCAACTCCTCTGTACTCTTGTAATAAACAAGATTGTCTCCCCATTCCTCATATAAACCTCTTAAATACGGGTGAATAAGGAACCCACCAGAGCCAACCAAAAGATATACACGATTAGACCAATAATCATTATCTGAAGGGAAGTCTGGAGCTACTATTATTTTTAACGATGCACACAGGTCATTAAGGTCATCATTATAGTAACCAAAATAATTATGTATATCGAACTTATCTTTTAGGTCTTTAAACCATTGTATTCTATCTTTATACAAAGAACCTATAAATCCAACCTCACTGCCTATCTCCTTTTTGTTACCGACAAACCCGTTACCTATACCCTGTCTTAAAACTTTACATTTTGGATATTGTTTTGCCCAAGTTCCATCTGTCATGAATATTGTATCTGTAAGAGGGTATATATCGTTAAACCATTTAATTCTTAAATCCCATATCTTGTCAAAATACCAGCAAACCTTTTTACACTTAGCAACTTTTAGTATTTCTCTTATTTTTTTTCCTCCTTTATGGAAAAGCAACATATCGTAACTTTCAAAGTCCTCAACAAAAACATTGTCCTCGTGTATGCGTAAAACATTATGCCCAAATGATTCTAAAGCACGCGTAATATGTCCTTCTGTATTATCTGACATTCTATTACCATGTTTTCCTATGTATACGATTCTCATTTGAGTTTTGGTGTTTTCCTAGGTTGTGTTTCTTGTGAAACGCTAAGTTTGTTTAAAAGTTCCTTAGGATTCCATTTACGCATAGTTAATTCCCTTTGCAAGTCATTATAGTACTCGCCTGCTTTAAATCTTTTGTTAGGGTCAAACTGTTGATACCTTTTAACTTTCTTTGCCCTGTCTTCTGGGTTCATTAGTCCGTAATGTAAAAGATAGTAAGGGGCGTGCCAGCCATATTTATAATATATAGGAGGTGCAAGTCCACAGTGTAAAGACTTCCTTAAAAATTGGAGTCCATATTCTGGTAGAAACTTATAAAAGCGTATATTCCAAAATCTCTGTATCCCAACATCATGAGCAAAGTGTTTTTCGTCATTATAAAGATTAACAACAAGGAAGTTGTACGCTATTTCGTCTGACATGGTTAATTTCTCAGCTTCTTCCCGTGTGAACTCAGGTGCGAACACCTCATCCATATCTAAAGCTACAATCCAATCAGGATTCATTTCTCCAGCCTTAGTTAATAAGTCTGTTTTTATATCGGGCTGATATACGCCCCATTCTCGGTTGTCTTCGTAGTATTTGAAGCAATACTTGTCTAGTAGGTCTTTCTCGGCTTGTGTGGCATTACAGAGGGCAATAAGAACATCATCACAGAGTCTTTTAAACTCATCTAATGTCTTTCTCATGTATCTTAGTGATTCACCACCACCACAGACACCTATTCCGATGATTCTAATTTCAGAAGTTCTTTGTACCATGTTATTTTCTCTAAAGCCTTTTCCATGTTACGAGTACAAGCATCTATTTGTTTTCTTTGTTCTCCATTAGGTTCTAATACAGCATCGAGTTCTTTTTTAGCCACATAATTAGTAGCATATTTATTCTCAAGGTCTTCTATAACTTCCTTAATCTTCTTTTGTATTGGTTTTTTCATCATTTAAATATAATTTTCTTGGTAAACGCCCGGCTTTGATAGCTTTCTTAATCTCTCGATTAACATAATTATCAATCTGCTTTGCGACCTTTTGATTTTCAATAGTTTTGGTTCTTGAAAATTCGCCAGCATCGTAAAGGTTTTGTATCTTTTCTTTTAACTCAGGGCGGACTTTATCGGAAGTTAAAGCTTCCTCCATAACCATTTTCATTGTCGGAGTTGCTTCTTCTTCATGATAAACAGCCTTCCTTAGATTTTCTGGAACACTAGCTTGTATTTCTCTTAAAACTTTATTTACTTGTTCTTGTGTCATTAGAATTGTGATGGATTCCCACGATTATCCATTCGGTCATGGTTCGGTGGAGGAACAACTGTTTTGCGTGCAATTTCTATTTCTTCCAACATAGCATCAGAAATTATTTTCTTTGCTCCTTCCATATCTGTCTTTGCCACCAGATTAGCTTCAGCCACTTTGGTATTGAACTGTTTACCGTCAGATGTTCCTATTAGTCTTGGAGGTTTTTCTCCAACATAAAGACAGCGTGGATGTGCGTACTGCTTCCATGCTTCTTTATCTCCGTCTATAGGAAATATAGCACCGTCTTCCTTTTCAAAAAAATAGATTCTGCTCGAGACTCTAGGTCTTCCTTTAGGATTCATATATATACATTATACATAATCAAAAACCACCTCGCAAGAGGTGGCTGTTGATAACTTTTTAAAGTTAAGACTATGAACCGATGAAAGCAGACGAACCGTTCAATAGAACAGCAGCTTCTTCTCTCAATACAGCTACACCGTAAATCATGTCTACGACTGCAAGCATACCGAGGTTGCGAAGTTGATTTTCCATCTGAACTCGAACTCTGTTTCCGCCCTTAGTCTGAACAGCGAAGCCAAATGCACTCTTATGGAGCAAAAGGTTTCGATATGTCTGAAGACCTGAAACGATAACAGTAGTTGTGAATACTGGAATACCATAAAGTGTTCCTTTGTAGTTCATTTTATATCCTGAAGTACTTCCGAAGTTACCAGTCATTACCATACCTTCTCCTGTTGAAGAAACAGAATACTGTTGGTAGTACTTAGTAATTGCATGAAGTTGATTCCAGAAGATATAAGGGTGAACGAAGAACGCACACTCTGATAGTCGGTATTTCAATGATTCAAGTGATTCAATCGCCTGACGGATTTCAGCATCGGCAAGAACTGTTGCAGTATCTCCGATAGTGTTAGTTGTAACACTTGACCAGAGTCCAGCAATAGCTGACTCCAATGATTCAACGAGCAAACTAACTGCTTCTCGAGCGTAAACTTCGTTTACATTGTACTTAGAAGCAATTTGCTGCAAGTCTTTATCTCCGATAATCCAAGCTACATACTCATGTGTGTTGATAGCTAGAGTTGTATCAACTGTTGCAGGTCCTGCAGTAGTGATTTCAGCTCCTTGTGTCGACTGAGTAGAAACTGTCAAAGCGTTGGTATAGAAGTCAGGTACATGAAAAATGTCTGAGCCTTCTGTAGCGAAAGATGATAGGTCAGTTACGAAGTTTGAGAGAACTGCGTCATCGAAAGTTTTTTCGTTAACAATAGTTGTCCAAGTTTCGCTAATAACTGAGGCTAAATCTGTACTTGTGAATGGGTCTGTGGTAACAGCCATAATGGTTTAGTAGCCCTTTATTTATTCGGGGGTTACTGTGATGAATTAACACCAGTCTTTCGGAATCTTGATTCAAAAGCTTTCTGTTTGTCCTCTGCTGAGGCGTTGGAGTCTTTTAGAACTTCATGAACAGGTTTGCCGTTGTATGTTGGGATTCTTCCAGATGGTGACGGAGTCGCTTCATTTGACTTATTCACTTCGCGATACTCTTTAAGGTGAGATTGACCTGATTTACTTTTAATGTATTTAATAGGGTCAACTCCTAAATCTTTGGCTTCTGAACGAAGCTCACTGTATTCTTCCGAAGATAGATTACGCAAAACATCTAGGTTATCAGCGATAATGTCTGAGTCCAATGCTTGTGGCACTGTTTCCTTAGGCTTCTCCTCTTCTTTTAATGTTGGTTTACTTTTTTCCAGCTCGGCTTTAAGAGATGCAATTTCATCGTCTTTTTTCCTTGCTTTTTCTCGCCACTGTTGTTTTTTTGCGATGGTTGTTTTTAGGTTGCTCTTTAGAGCTTCTGTATCAAATTCATCGACTACAATAATGTCGTCATTGTCATTTTCTACATCAGGGACAACTTCCTGTACTTTATTTTCATTCATAGGTTTTATCCTTATATTTATAACTAGGTTTTTATAGAGGTTTGCCTGCCTCTGCTTTTTTAATTGTACGGATTCACTTCTACTGACTTTGGTTTGCTTGTATTTTTAATCTTGTTTATCAGATGTTCTTCGATTATCTTAGATGCTTTAACGACTGATTCTTTTGAATCCTCATCGGTCATATTTCTTGCATCGCAGATATGAGACACGAGTCTTTCTGAATAATCAACTAGCCAGTTACCTGTTTCAGTACCTGAAATTGACTTAAATACCTTTATGTCTTGTTCTGTTAGTTTCATTATACTGTTTGTGATACTTGACTAAGTCCTTGAACCGCTTGTGGGGAAGCCAGAGACCCTCCGACCTGTGGCTGTTGTCCTTGCTGTGGCTGGTCCTCAGTTAGGTTAAGTTCAGCAGGGGAGATTCCTCCAAGTGATAGAAGATAGAAGAGAAGTGAACGAGAAGGGGAGTTAGGTTGTAATACTCCAGGATTCTGACCTACAATCTGCAAAGCAAGCTGTACAATCTGAGAGCGAGTACCATTGTCAATAGATTCTCCTGTAATGTTCACATCAACCGTATATTTAGCTGACTTGTAGAAGTCTTTTGGAATATCGTAGTAACGATTCTGTTTTTTACCTAGTTCTGAGAGAATACGAGTTTTCGCTTCATCTCTCTGAGCCTTGTCAGGATAGAAGCCATGTTTCTCTGCATAGTTTATTGTTGCATCTGCTACTAGGATTTCTGCAACTGCTTTATCTAGCTTATCTCCATCAGCTTCTGAACCGGAGAAGGTGAGTGTGTGTTCTTTTGCTGATTGTTTGACACAGTCAGGCAAAAGGTCATTTAGAGTTAATTCTTTTATGAAAAGACCGTAGTTTTCACGCTTAAGTTCAAAATATGATGTCGCAAATGAAGCTTGGAGGTTTGCTACACCTAATGGAGTTCTAGAAGGGAGGTTTGCACCAGATGTTATGTCAGATGTGAATGTTTTTCGCTCTGTATTTGTAGACCAGTTGTTTCTTGTATTATTAAATGCACCAAGATTCCTTTCTTCCATAGCAACTGCAGTGATTTCTGAGTTAGGGGTTAATATATCCCCGTTCTGTGTTCCTGTTAGGAGGTTAGCACCTTTGAGGTCACTATCTCGTGATTGATATAGTTTTAGTGAAGTGAATTTCAATCCGGCACGCTCCAGGTTCTCAGCTTCGTTAATGGCTACCTGATTTTCCTCAAGATACTCAACAAAACCAAAACCTAACCAGCGACCTGGTACTTTCTCCCAAGAAAGCTCGCGATATGGCAATTTAGCATCTTCTTCCTCAAACAAAGTAATTCCATCAATAAAATCGTTAGATTCGTCATTCAAATCTGCTTCTGTACCACGAACAGTACCTTCTTTGGTCTTTCTATCAAAAAGATTTCCTGTAATATAGCGTTCCCATTTAGAACCGTTACGGGCATAGCAGTCGTAAACTACAAAATCCTCATCATCTGATGAATTAAGCAACTCTTTAACAGAATCTTTCTCCCATTTCATGTTTTCAATCTCTCCTCGAGACATTGTTATGAGTTCATACACAAAAGGAGATTTTGCGACACTCTTTGCACTAGGGTGTATACGGATATTTTGGATATTTACCTTTTCCCAGGTGTTTTTTACCTTTTTAATTATTACTGAACCATATTTAGGATAGTCAAAAGAGATTTCGTTTAATAAAGTTCCGAAATTCTCATTTTTTAGATACTGCTTTAGCTTTTTCTGTAGAAACCACACCTTAAACTCTGACTGGTCAGATTCAGGTGTCAAAATAATGTCCTTAGTGTCTAAATCTACGAACTTTGTTGCTATATCACAAGCTGGTTTAACTACATTAAAGAAGAATTTGCGGAATCCTAGGTCGTCATACTTACCAGTCTTAAATTGAGAGTTGTAATATAGGTCTATTAGCTTAAGTGTCTCAGGTATATTATGTGAATAACCCCCCGGCATTTCTACATCAGAGTAGTAAGCTTGTATGTTTTTTCTTGTTGAAGTGTAACTCAGATGGAATTAAGGCTCTTGAAGAACTCTTTTTTTAATTGTAAATATATTTTACCACCTTTGTCTTTTTTTGTCTAACTTCCCTGTCAAGCATATTCCTCTCTCGAACAGTGATAGGTTGAATATTCCAGTAAGCGAGCATCGTGGACATCAACTGGTCATCATGATAACCATTCTGAGCTCCCGCACCTTTTTTCTGAGCCTCATTAGAATAAATAAACACTTTCATTTCATCTACAGTTACAGAATCTCTAATAACTGGGAACTTTTTATCAAACAATGTCCTCATGTGTTCAATCAAAAGATTCTTAGATGAAAAGTTTGTAGAGAATCCTAGCTTCTTGGTATTCTTTCGTTCTCTCTGGTCAAATATTTCCCTTTCGTAAATCCTATCGTAGATTTTTTTCAAATCATTTACAAACGCCTCCCCTATCCCAGTAATCTCAGGGACAACTAAAGGCTTCTTAGATAAAGAATACATCATAGCCAACTGAACGGTCTTCTCTACCTGTACATTAGTCGGTACATAGCCTTTATAAGACGCTACAAGCTCCCCGGTATCCTTATTGACTACTTTAATACCACATGGGTCATTAGCTCCAGTAGATGGGTCTACCCCTATCTGATACTCATTGAGCTTAGGCTCTTCCCATATCTCAATCCCATCCAATACCCTAACAGCCTTCCTAGTATGCAAATCTTGATATTTTATATGCTCCTCATCAAATACCCCACCCTCAACCAAAGTATCAGGACTCCAAATACCATGAACATATCTATCCACATACCTCTTCGGCTTAGATAACATATCCGTAATGAAATCAGGACTAAGGTTCTCCTTATTATCCAGCATAGAGGTTTCAATCAGCTTAGTCCCATGTCTTGGATTAACCTTAAAATAATCATAAGCCCAGAAATTGGCTGGGTTAGTAGTGAAGTTCATTTGCTGAAAAGGTACATTCCTTCTTAGACGACCCGACAACCCATCAAACACCCTCATCTCAATCTCCTCCAACTGGTCAATAAACACAGCTCCTAAGTTCAAAGACTTAATCGCCTGTTCCGCTTTCTTAATATCCTGCCCTGCCCCAGCCTGCAAAGCATCCAGCCCAAAAAATATAATCTCGCTACCATTAGCAAACACAATCTTTCCAGGACCAACCTTATGAATAAAAGTACCAGAAGGAAATATATCCATAATATCCGGCAAAGTAGCCCTCTCAACATCCTGCCTACTCTTCCTCCCTAACAGGATACGATTACCAGGAAAGAATACACTCAATAAATATAACTTAATAATAAACCCAGTAGTCTTACCAGAAGCAAACCCTCCACAAACCAAAGTATATCTCTCCTTAGAATTAACGAAATCTAACTGCTTAGCATTTAACTTCACACCATTAAAATCCTCAATATCAACCTCTCCATCAAGCCATCTCTTTCCTAGTGCTTCCCATGCTGACCATTCGTTGTTGTTTGACATGATATTGTTTGTATTGTGTTATAAAAAGTGATTTTGGTGATTTTGGGGAGGGGGCTATTTATATCTAATTCGCCACAGAATAAGTGGTGATACCGTACCCCCCCCCGTATAGCCCTCGTTTAACTACCGACAATGTATATTGTGCGACACGGGCTAATCATTCTCTTGTGGTATGTCATATGGTGGCTTGGTTGAGCCATCGTTGCGTTCCTTAACAGTTACATTCAATATAGGTACAACTGTTTTACCTTGTTCTTCATCACCTAAATCAACTGAGTATTCCTTTGCTAGTGCCTTAACTACTTTTAACCTTGTAGATAGGTCTTTTTCCTGTTGTGCTAGCCATTTAATGTTCTCCATCAAATCATCCTTACTAATTCCGACACGTTCTGCCATTGTCTTAACTTCCTTGATATTTAACTTACTTGTATCTACTAACTTAGCCTTTGCTTCTTCCTCTCTACTATTTAACTCATACCTTAAAGCCGATGCTAATATCCTTTTCTGTTGTGTGTTAGAGGTATGTTCTGAAAACCCTGCCTCTTTAGCTGCCTTAGTAACCACATAATTATGCTTTGGTAATACTTCTAAGAACTTCTTATACCTCATAGGTGAACTTGCCATGCCGTATATTATACCTAATAGTAAGTTAACTGTCTAACTCATTAAAGACAACTTGTCTATAACTTACCTATAACTTACCTACGGATTACCTACGGATTGCCTACGGATTGCCTATAACTTGCCTACGCGTAAAGCTTGAACACCGGGTAGGGGTAGGGGAAGCTATTGGATTGGAGTTATTCATATCAGCTTATCGTAGGCTATCTAGTAACTCGATACGTTTATCCTTTAGGCCTGGCTAGGCTCGATAGGAGGGCGGTGTTAATTCCTCTGATATTATTATTCTAATTGTAACATTTATAGTACCAATATCCAAAGTAAGACCATTATCATCATAGTAATTACCCTTGATTTCCTTGTATCCTTCATAAAAAATACATTCATGACCATTAAGACCAGTATTGAAAAGTCTATTAGTATTTTCATAGTGTGAAATGTCATATCAAATTCTTTATCATCCTATCAATACACTTCAAGCAAATGTATATGCCCAGTAGTTTATGTGCTGGCTCGTGGTACTTTTCCTTTTTGCAGTATTGGCAGTTTTTAACCATCTTTTTAGTTATCTAAATCTACATCCAAGTTTAAAGGCACTTTCTTTTGTAATTCTATTCCCATCTCTATTGATTCCTTTGCATCTCTTACGAGTCTTTGTAGCAAATATGGTTCGGCGAGTAGCTCATTACATTCTTCTGAACCTATCGTAGCTTTAACATTAACGATTGAATCGCCTGCTTGGTCCGTTATTACTATGTATATTTCGTTTAACATATTCAAGATACTAAGAGCTAAGGTCGGTACTAGGGTATGACCGATTGCTTAGCGAGGGAATTTAATCAAATTTTCGTTTTTTATATGCGTTGAGACCTACTGTGCTTAAATGCACAAGAACAACCCTAGCTCTTAACATCCTGTATAACTATTATAGCACTTGTGTATCATACGCATAGTAGTTTATCCACAGGTAGGTAATTACTTTTTATTTGAAAGTAGTATAATATCTTTGCTGGAAAAATAGTTTGCGTTTTGTGCATAGGATGGAATGGCGAAAGCTATGAGTTGTCGCAAACACTCATTCAATTCCGTTCTATGCACAGAAAAAGATAACAACAGCGATTATAAGTTAATCGTAAAACAAATGGCTCAAAGAAGAATGACTAGCTTGGATGTGATAGATACAGATGCGTTTCTTGATATGCCACAAAGTTCTCAACTCTTGTACTTTCATTTGAACGCAAGAGCTGATGATGATGGTTTTGTGTCTAGTCCAAAAAGAATAGCAAGAAGTATTGGTTCACAAGATGACGATTTGAAATTATTATCAGCCAAAAAATTTATAATTCCTTTCACAGATGGCGTGTGTGTTATTAAGCATTGGAGGGTCAATAATTTTATAAGAAAAGACATTTACAAAGAGACTCAATACCTCAATTTAAAGCAATCTTTATTCATCAGAAGTAATGGTTCTTATACAACCACAGATAATGACCGTTCTGTCGAAATACCCAAAGGACACTTCACTTTGGAGAGCGTTGACGTTACGTTAACGTCTCGTCAACCTAGGTTAGGTAAGGTAAGGGAAGGGAAGGTAAGTATAGTAAAGGATAAGAAGAGCGATAAATCGCGGGTAAAGAACTTTAATGTTTTAGGAGCAGAAGTCATTAAAGCCTTTGAAGAAGTTGATGCTAAGAATAAAACATATTACGCAAACAAAACTCAAAGAGCTTGTGCAGACTTTCTTGTTGATGAGTATGGATTAGACAAAGTCCTTAAAGTTATAAAACTAATTCCACAAACAAATGGAAAAGATTTTTATCCAAACATAACTTCTCCTTACGACCTAAAGGAAAAATGGATGAAACTAGCTAGTGCATTACAAAAAACCAAAAATAATCAAACAGTAATTTTATGAAGTATTTTTTCAAAGTTAAATTCGGTTTTGGAACACAAGACTATGTTTCCGTTGAAGGCTCTGAATTAGAGAAAGCTATTTACGCACAACTCAAAAGGGTTTCAGTTCGTTTAGGTAATTCTTTCGTGAACGGAAGTAATATAATTTCAATCACACCACTTCATCATAAATACACAGGTTGGAATGAATCATACGAACCTAAAGAACCAGATGACTTTTTCCAAATAGAAAGAGATTGCCCAAATTTTGATGGTGTACTAGAAGCTTATACCGACAGGGTGCGTGATTTGATTCAAACTGGAAAAGATAATTTGATTGGAACACTTGAACCTTTAGATATTAAACAAATTGAAGTTTCAAAAAGAAGTGATGAAGTACAAAGCATTTCAGACATATTAAAATTACAATAATGGAAAAAGAACCAATAGGACAAACAGAAAGTGAAAGAGAATATGCCGTTCAATGCCTTATAGATTTAGGGCTAACGGAAGACGAAGCTATACGAGAAGCTGAAGATTATTATGACGAAAATTATTTGTAATTCGTTTATACGGCTGTATGTATAGTTTTATATGTTGATGTGAAGTTATCCACAGGTGGTACTTGTACTCCTCTGTAGATGTGCTATTCTTTAGATGTAAGAGTTTAATCAACAATTTTTTATGAAAAAGCACGAAATACTAGATACAGGAATATACTCCCATTATCCATACGAAATACACGAGAGCGTAAACCTAGAATCGGATAAGTATGATTGGTTGTGGGCGTTTGTAGCGATACCTCTCGGATACTTTTTAGCAGTTGCGATAATGTTAATTAAATAATATGAACTTAATTTTTACAGCAAAAGATTGGAGAAATGAGCTTGGATACAAGCTGAAAGTAAAGTCAGACTCAAAAGAAAACTATGTGCCAATGACAAGACAAGTTGAATACGCAGTTTCAGACGGAAATGGTTGCATTGATTTTGAAAGAGATTTTATAACTAAATAAAACTATGCTTAAAGAAATAAAAACAAAACTTCCAACACTTGCCGAGCTATACGGAAATGTTGAAGCGGTAAACAAACAGAATAAACTAAACCTTATTCTAAACGCAGAACCAAAAAAGGAATGGATTAAACAACACCCTTTCGTTAAAAATCTAAACTACCTCCCTATCGAGCGTGTTGAGTATCTTCTAACTGTTATCTTTTCAAAATGGCGTGTTGAGGTTAAAGAAGTTAAGTTGCTCGCAAACAGTATTGTTACAACAGTGCGAGTTCATGTGAAAGACCCTTTGACAGGAGAATGGGATTATCAAGACGGAATCGGTGCTATGCCAATTCAAATATCAAAAGACGCAGGAAGTGCGATTGCTTTTGAAAAAATGAATACTTCGGCTATTCAGATTGGTGCTCCTGCTTCTGAAAGTTTCGCAATCAAAGACGCTTGTGAAAAGTTCGGGCGTATCTTCGGAAAAGATTTGAACCGAAAAGACAACATAAGCTACGACAGAATTTACGCCATGATTGACGGAGCAGAAACTTCTAACAATCCTAGTATCTCCGAAGAATTGCGAAAGGAGGTAAACGATTGTAAGAACGAAAATGAATTGAAAGCGATATGGGACAAAAACAAGGGACTTGGAAAAGAGTTCAGTAAATTGATTGCAGACCATAAGGATTTCTTACAAAAGGTTAGACATGAAGAAGAAAATGCGTAAAATCCACACTGAAATAGTGCAAGGCACACCTGAATGGCACGCATTACGCTTAAAATACCCACTGACGGCTTCTAAAGCTCAAGCAATAGGAAATCAAGGCTCGGGGCTTGAAACCCTCGTATACGAGCGTTTAAGTGCCAAATACAGCAAGTATGATGATGAGAAGTATTCAAACAAAGACTTAGAGCGTGGAAAAGAGCTAGAACCACAAGCCAGAGCGTTATATGAGCTTGAAACAGGTAACGAGGTGGAGGAGATAGGCTTTGTAACTGATGATGAGATTTCAAAAGTCGGTGGAATTTCGCCTGATGGAGCTATCATCGGACAAAATGGTGGAGTTGAGATTAAATGCTTTGAAGATAAAAAACATTTCAGATTATCTTTAGAGCAAGACTTCGCCATTGAGAGCGTTTATGTATGGCAAATGCAACAACAAATGCTGTTTATGGGATGGGACTTCGTGGACTTCGTTGCATTTAATCCAAATTATCAGCGTTCACTACTCATAAAAAGGGTAATGAAAGACGAGGTAATGCAGAAAAAAATAAAGAAGGGGTTGGTGATGGGGGAGAAACTTATTAAAGAAATAGAAACTAAATTAAAATAATTATGGAAAAACAAGAAAAAATATTTATCAGTGGAATGTACTTTAATTTACCAAGTGAAAAAGCACCTGATTTTGTAAAGGGACAAATATCAATCGAGATACCAGAGTTCCTAGCGTTCCTTTCAAAGCAAGGATTGAATAATAAAATTAGAATTGACCTTAAAGTTTCAAAAGCTGGAAAAGGTTATGCAGAACTTAGTACATGGAAACCTGAAAAGCCTGACTTTATGAAAAAAGAAGAAGTTAATGCCCCTGAAGAAGATATATCAAAAGATATTAACCCAAACGACATAGACTTAGGTGCAGAGGAGACCTTGCCTTTTTAAACCATGAGACCAGTACCATTAAAAATCCATAGACGAGATAAAGGAATACGCTTTGAGATTTCTGAATACTGGCAAACCATGTTGAGCAAGTTATTGACCGACAATGGCAACGACCCGATAAACTCTCACATAATTCCTTTGGCTACCGATAGTCGCAATCAACGGGGTTTCTTTCATGGTGGATTGATACCTTTACAAATCGCACTTGACGGAAACGATTACAAAGATAGCAAGGTGTGTGCGTTTTACTTTGATACTTTTATGGAAGAAATGTTTCCAGAAGTAATTAAAAGAAACGGAAAGATTTGTGTGATGGGTAAAAGTTCAAAAGGAATACTTAAAAGAGTAACTGATGCGTTTATAACTTATCTTGTGGAGGATTACGGAATGGAATACACATCAGAAGTTTTAGACCCTCAAAACTATAAAGATTGGCGTGATAAGTATTCTATGACAATAGAATATGAAGACTACTTTGAATATGCGAAATCTATGAAGTGGTTAGAGTTTAGTAGATTAAACTAAAGTGTTATGACTCAAAAAAAAATAATAATTGAAAAATTAAACAAGGAAAGAAAGATAGATAACTTCTACTGCGTAGACAACAAAATAACCTTAAGACTTGGAAGTTATATCAATATGTTAAAGAACGAAGGGTGGCAATTCGACAGAAAATATATCGATGGTACAAAAAACTTTCAGTACACAGTTATTAAAAAACCTGAATTAACATTGTTCCAGTGAAAAAAACAAAACTAAAAAAGGTCAGCAAACAACCTATATCAAAAATCCAACGGCAGATATGGGTTGAATGTAAAAGAATTATCAGAGCAAAGTATAGGAACACTTGTTATACCTGTGGCAGAAAAGGTTTAGAAGGCTCTAATTGGCACACTGGACATATGTTAGCAAAAGTTTCTTTATCAGCTTACTTGAAATATGACCTGCGAATACTACGCCCTCAATGTTATTTTTGTAACATAAATTGTGGTGGTCGTGGTGCAGAGTTTATTGATAATATGCGTAGAATTGAAGGTGATAAATATGTTGATGAGATATTGAAAGATAAACAGAAAACAATTAAAGCATATGACCATTATGTACTGCTACTTATTCAATACAAGAATATAAAATAGTTATCCACAGGTGGCACTTGTACACATTAAAATATAATATATAATATAGTTATGGACAAACAAATTAACAAACTTATTCCACAAAGAATAAAAGTAAAAAACAACACAGTTGTTGCGTTGAAAAATGAAATTAAAATTGAAAAGAAAATCTCATCAAGAACGATTAGTTACGACAGCGTGGTAAACAGAGGACTGGACTTTATTGTTGGTATGCGACAGTTACAAAGAAAAGAGCCCGAATTATACAAAGAAGTGGTTAACCTAATTTTCAAATAAATAGCAAGACTTATAAAGCGGTGTTACTAGATAAATAAAAATATATGACCACACAAGAACAAAAAGATGAAGCATTGAAAGCCTACAGAGCAATCAATGACTCAGCATGGAAAGCCTACAGAGCAATTAGAGACCCAGCATGGAAAGCCTACGAAGCAATCAATGACCCAGCATATAAAGCCTACGAAGCAATCAGTATCCCAGCATTGGAAGCCTACGAAGCAATCAGTAACCCAGCATATAAAGCCTATCAAGCAAAAATGAAAGAAATAGAAGCTACAGAAGGTATTATTGAAATCAAGGGTGTAAAGTATAAAAAAATATGACCTACACAGAAAAAAGATTTGAAGATTATTTAGAGACAATATGCTTTGAAGCTAATCCAAGCGTACTAGATGATGATATGCCCGACTTCTTTGACTCTTGGCTAGGAAGTCAAGATGTAGAGGATATGGGTGGAGGAGGAGTAGCAGGAACAGGAGGGGCTGGAGGCGCAGGAACAGGAGGGGCTGGAGGCGCAGGAACAGGAGGGGCTGGAGGCGCAGGAACAGGAGGGGCTGGAGGCGCATGGTTCGTGTGGGAAAAGGGTTATGTCGGAAAGCCCTCAATAGAATGGATATAGTCCTCTCCTCCCTAGAGAAAGAGATTAACCCTAAAGAATAAAGATATATGACTGACAATGAAATAAACAAAGCAATTACCGACAACGAAGCTCAACTAGGACAAGCCTTTGAAGATGGTATGAAGGTTGGCAAGCAAGAGATGTGGAAGA